GCACAACCCAATACAGGTTTAGCAGTATGAAACTTAGCATACCCATAAGCGAAAGATTTATAGTCAATTCCACAGGGTGCTTGTAATTGCCATTTAAGATCAGTTAAAGACGCTGTATAATTTATAAAAGATTCTGTGTGAATATGCCCCTGAACCATAGAAGAACCCCAATTTTGACTTCTTTTTATAATCCCTTTTCCTGAGCAACCTGTTCCGTGAGTATATAATACGTTATCGTGGACAAATTGTTCTTCAAATACCCAATCAGGACAACCAAGAACTTCGTTAAGATTTCTTACCCAACGCTTGTCTATTCCTGAATCTTCTGCTTTCCTAGCAATTATTAAATCGTGATTTCCAAGAGTTACGCTTATTCCATTAGGGACAGTATCGTTATTAAATGCTTGATACCAATCTTTCATTTGTTCTATTGCCATTGTCAATTCATACTTCCCATCTGTTTCAGTAGATGTGTGATGGAAAGACGCAAAATGGGAATCTATCAAATCGCCTGTGAAGGAAACGGAATTGCAGGAGTATTTGTGATAGGTATCTATACAATGCTGCAAATAATTTCGGTGTGTGTATGGAAGATGAATATCTCCCACGCACAACCGATTAACCTTATTACTCCGTAAATCCTTTATAACTTGAATTTCGTGTGGCTTTAATCTAAATCTATTTCTTTGACTTTCCAAAATCTGCTAAAGATTGTCCACCAAGCATAGCGATAAGTGACCACCAGATTGTAGATACTGACGCTTCATCAACACCTAAAGCAGTTGCTATTAAAGGAATTACAATAGATGAGATTCCTAGCCATACTTTCTTTGATGTAAGAAGTTGTGTTAAAATGTAATTTTTCATTTTTATTTATTTTTGATTATTAAATTGATTTTCTCTCCGCCTAAATTAAGTATTTCCTTCATTAGTAAGTCCATAGCTAAAGCAGAGTTTTGAACAAAGTCCTGTTTACGACCTATTCCTACTAGAATGCAGCCGCTAGTATCTTTTGGTGAATTTCCTATATGGAATAATATGTAATCTCTATTCGGAACATCTTGAACTAATAGATGTAAATAATCTCTTGTTGCTGATTCTCTTGCTGTTCTTAACCTTACACTATAACTACCTTCAGGAATACAAGATATATTTTTAACATTATTTAGTTCAGGATTTTCTAAAGTATCACACATAAATTCATCATTTAAAAACAACTCACCAATAATTGAATTATCTGTAAATGTATCTCTTAGAATTAAAAGATTAATTTTAGAATCCAAATGTTTAGGAATGTATTGTATAAATTTTAACCCCATTAACTTCTGAAACAAATCTTTTATCCACTTTAACATCTTTTTGTTTTTTATATTTAGGATTCTTTGAATTTAGCTTTCGTTTTTTATTAGTAGGTATGTCCATTATCTATTTTTTTTATGATACCACCATTTATCTATCGTATAGACAATTGTTATAACTAACAATAAAATTTTTAATGCTATCTCTAAGTTAGTGAAGGTCGTTATGCTTAGTATTGCTGTGTTTACTCCTAGAACTTCTCCTACTTCCTTTGTTATTTGTGGTAATGGCATTTATGTATGTCTTTAGTTTAGTTATGTTCTTTGGTTTAGTTTTATAGTGTTTCTTCATTATGTTAAGTCAGATGTTAAAAAATTTCTAAGAGTTAATCTACTACCCTGTCCGTCAGGTCTTTCTAGGTTCATTCCTGCATAGTAGTTTTCTTTTGAAGGGCTGACATCTGCTCCTGTATTTGTACTGTATTCAGGAAAGCTAGATGTATTATTACAGATGTAGTCAATTAACCTTTCACGATAATAACTAGCTGTATTTAAAATTTCTTCTCTAAAATGTTGAGCTTCAGATTCACTTAATGCTGTTCCTGTTTCTGATGTTTTGGAGTAAATGTTTCCATTCTCCACCTTAAATCGTAAAAATGGGATAGCGTGGTATAGAGAATACGCAGGGAGCATATCTCCTATATAATCATCTACTAAGGTCTTGTAAGCACCTGCTAAAGTTCCTGCTGTAATTTCATCTTTAAGTTTCTGTGTAAGATCTGTTCCAAGTGCTGTTTCAACATAGAGTTTCTGTGCTTCACGCACAAATGGAAGTAATAAGTCCACATCAACATTTAAGTTTAGTGCGGTACTGTCTTTTAATTTAGCTTCTGATATAAATAATACATATGCCATAGTTATCTTGCTTTAATATATCCGTTATTTTTCATTGTTCTAGGTGCTTGTGCTACTTTCTTGTTATTTGGCTCAGGATAAAACCCCTGACTTCTAGCTTTAGCAGTAGAAATTAATTTGCCATATTTTGTTATATCTTTTTCCTTATAAGCATCTTCTAATTCCATTACATAGATTTTTCTGATAAAGCGGTGAAAACATTGTGGACCGCCCTTATATAGCCAAATTGAGTATTTATTAGTTCCTTTAGGTCCGAAACCAGGATTAACTACTTTATTATCTAAAGCTACTAAATCTGATTTTTTATATAGTTTCTTAGCCCCCATCATTTTTCTGCAAAATTCTCTTTTAGTTCCTGATTTATTTGTTAGTGCAGGGTCTCTATCATATTTGTATCTTACTTTAAAAAACTTGCTGACTTTTTTACTCCATCCATCTTGGTCATCTAATCCATCTCTATCAGCTTTAGGTACTGTTGCAAGTTCTACTTTGTGTATTTCATTTAATACTTCTTCAAAATCAAAATCTTCACTTTCATCTTCTACCATTTCTTCATCTAATAAAGTATATCCTTCAAGCTCATCTTCACCAAATTCTTCTATCCAACTATCTAATTCTGTTTTATCACTTGAAAAATCTTCCCTTACTTCTACATCTAAAGGGGCAAGTCCGAGTTCTGCTCTTATTTCTTCTTCAGTCATAACTGCTTTTAAATCTTCACTTGTAAATTCTAAAGTAATTGGTTTAAGCTGTACAAAGTTTACAGGCATATCCATATTATTTACTTTGAATATTTTTCTAAGGACTTTTACTATTTGGTCTTGAAATGGTTTAACCACCGTATTGAGATAAAAATTGGCTGCGGAATTAAGCTCATCTACATTTGAACCTAAACCACTTTCATTTTTAATTCCCATAAGCATAGGGCTTGTTACCCTGTGTCCTGACAAGATGTTCTGCGTTAAAAGTTCCTGAAGTGCTAGATATTGCTTGTCTAAGTCGCTAGGACTTATTGCAGTTATTTCAGGTACTCTAGTTTTATCATCTGAAAATGTTAATACAAATTTTCCACTATTAGTTTCTGAACAGAATTTTTCTGTTAAACTTCTTTCTATCTGATTTCTTTCCTCTTGTGTCGGAATCCCATTTGCGAAGGAAATCATAAAGCTCCCTGAAAATCCTGAGCTAATATTATTAAGATGAAACTCTGAAACACGACTATCTATTAAAGCCCAATTATTACAACTAACATAATCAGGCGTGTAGTAAGAGTTCATATTAGGACTATAAAGACCTGAATAAAGTAGTTGGTTAGGTGAAGTCCTGTCATTAACATTAAAAGCAGGTACATAGTAAGGTTTGTTTGTTCTAGTGTTAGCCCAATCTGATGAAATATAATAGCCATTTGTTTTTCCAAATTCATCAGGTTTAGAACATCTAATCTTTTCAACTCCTACATGATAGATTTCTGCTATTTGTGTTCTGTCTTTTGACCATACGATATTTAAAGCAAAAGCACCCTGAAGTTTAAAGTCAAAAGCTACCTTTTTTAAGACTTCATGCAGACTTTCATTTGAATTTGCTCTGTCCATAAAATTCTGTAACTTAACTCTAGCTTCTAAATCCCTGTCATCTTCATCTTCTATTATAAGATTTTCGGCTGAAATCATCTCTGCGGTAGCGTTAATAATGGCTGCGGAAATTGAACTAGAATAATACAGGTCTATTAGGAATTGCGGATATAAATTTCGCCAATCTTCCGTTCCGTATTCTATCCAATCTCTACCTCTAACTTCTGCTACTACAGGGCTTGTGCTAGTTTCTAAGTTGATATTTAACATTGTATCTTTCATAATTTATTTTATAATGAGCTTAATCTATCATTTACATTAGCTGTTAAGGTTGCACTTGAACCACTATAAATTTGTATTTCTGAAACGCTACCGTCATAAGGGTTTAAGTCAGTAGCCCTAACTCCTATTGCATCAATATCTGCTGTTCCTGATAAAGTTTCTGTATCTGCTTGTGCTGTTCCATCCCAATATAAAGTTAGAGTATTACTTGATCGTGTTAGTATCATATAAGCAGCTCCAACAAAACTACCACTATCTTTAGATATGTTAACTGCTGTGGTATTATCAATTCTTACTCTTAATTCTGTTGTTCCTGTAAACCTAATAAATTCTCCTGAAGTTGTATTATCTCCCATAAGAACCCCCCCTACTGCATTTAAGTTTAATTTTACACCAATAGTAAAATCACCTGTTAAACTAATTTGCCCTGTCGTTTGAAGATTATTAGTATCAGCAGGAACAAAAGTTAAAGCTCCTGTAGAAGCATTATAAGCAGGTTGTTCTGTAGCAGTAGCTTGAGCCATATCGTGCCCATTACTAGAACTATCCGCCCATTCAGAAACATCAGTACCATTAAGTGTTATGCCTACCTTATTCTGATACCACCCTTCTAAAGTTGATTCATCATCAGGCGACCAAGCACCTAAAGGTCTAGTTGAATTTATGCTTAAACCTAATCTTTGTGCTAACATTAGATAATATCTTCATAGTAACATAAAGCTACTCCTGATGTCAGTGTAATAGCTGTTACATTAAGAAATATGGTAACCCCAGCAGGTATTGTCGTTTGAAGGTTAGCTATTGCACTTCCTGTTGCTGTTGTTGCATTTCCTGCTGCTATTGAAGCTATAACACTTTCAACAGGGAAGTGAACTGCATAATAGTTTTTAGAAGTCATAGCAGTTGTTGCTATTACATCACATCTGTTTTTCCCTAGTGTTTCTCTTAATAATTGATTGTCATTGTCTATTGGCATTTTTTCATTTTTTTATTATTTATTGTCCGTACCATATATAATTAGTAGAACTTGTTTCTTCATATTGTTTATATCTTACTTGTTCTGTTCCTGATTTTTCTGATACATTCATTTTCCCTATTGCTACTAAACCTTTTACTATTCCTTTTGTTGCAGCAGGTGGACTTAATACATCTGTTTCTGTTGCAGGAGCATTACCTGCACTAACTGTTACTGTTCCTGTCCAACTAACTTCCCACGCTTCATATTTGTAATATCCTGCAGGCAATAGTTTTGTTTGACCTGTATATAGATCAGGGCTTGTATGATAGGTAAATGTCATTAAAGTATATCTATTATATATTGTTTCAGTTGCCCCATAAGCATAAAACGCAGCACCATCTAAATCATTTGTAAACTTCATTAAATGTCTAATTTGAGTAGAAGCAACAGATATGTCATTACGATTTGCTTCCGTATTTATATAAACTGTAAATGCTGTTTCTGTTGTTGCTTGTATCATAGTGTATCTAGTATGTTATATAATAGAAAAACCCTGTTTTTATTTGCTTTAAAAAGAAAAGAGGGCTAAAAAGCCCCCTAATCAAGAATATATGAAAACTACTAATTAAAGTTATGAACCCTGAATTGCTATTGCTCCACCATCATCAATATTATCAAATGGACTAGAACTATAGTCTAGCACCATTGGGAATGGTTCAGGTTCTAATCCGTCAAAGGTTAGAGTGTAACCATTTCTATCACCCCAAGCAGCCCCACTATCAGCAGTACCTGCGTTAAGTTCCATTCCGTTAGTTGTTCCTAACCCTACTATAACATCATGACCATTAGCTAATTGCTGATTTAATTGAGCAAATATCATTACTCTAGTTTGCCCTAAGAGCTTGATTTGATTTTGGTCCTCTTTGGTAAGTTTGTTTAAGATAATACTTACACTTGGAGTGTAGAAAATTGTTCCGTTTTCTCTTGAACCTGTAATTGTATCTGTTAAACTTGATACTCCTAAAGGCATAGTATATCGGTATAGTTCTCCAACATCAGCCCCTACTGTCATTTCAATATCTGATATTTCTCCGCTTGCTCTTGTTACTGAGAAAACTTGGTCATAAACTGCAAAATATATAAATTTAATTCCGCCTGAGATTCTATTACAATCAAGTCCTCTACCTTTTGTTAAAGCTGTACACGCCATTGTTTATTTTTTTTAAAAGTTAAAAAGTAGGGAGTTTTTACACTCCCTTCTTTGTGTTATTACGATTGTCTTACAATATCAGCACCAACTCCTGTCTGAACTGCACCTGAGTATCTAGCTACACACCTCAAATTGTCACTCCCATTAAGAGCTGACATATCCATTATAGTAATTCTAGGCCCTGTTCCTGTTGTTCCAAAATCAGAAACTAGGTCCGTTCCAAAATACATATTAGATTTTTGAGCTGCTACCATTTCATTGTCATTCATACCAGGACAAACGGCCAAACGATACCCCTCAAATACAGGTTCGTAATCTCCGTTCATATTGTAAGCATTAACATAACCTAAAGTAGATACTGCTGAAATATACATAGCGTAAGTTTTTGAGTTCATATAAATATGAGTATCTTCTTTGTGTAATATTGCAGGAACATTAGCTGCCATGTCAGCAGTTAAAGTTTGCATATTTGCTATAATGTTAGCTGCTGTATAAGCACCTGATGCACTTGATTGAATTACAGTTCCATCAACACCAGGTAGTAATAAACCAACTGCTGCTGATAAAAACCCTGTTGTTAGTTCTCCGTTTCCATTATCATCTTGCCATACACCTGTTTCAGTTGCGTCAGCAATAATTCCACCCATATATGAAATTACAAAATCTTCAAATGAAGCAGGTGGGTTACCATAAGCACCTGTCATCTCAAGCGATTCCCAAGAATCTACCAAAGTTTTCTTACATAAGTCAATATTGATCTGTAACGGTTTTACTTCAAGTACCTTTTCGGTCAAAGTGAGTGTTCCGTTTTCTGTAAAGTCACAAGTAGCGTTTCTAACGAAACCTGTATTTGCTGCTGATTGAATGTTAGATTTATAACGCACATTATTTAGTTGCGTTAAGTA